CCCCTCCCCCATCGTGCGGTTTAGTGCAGTCTATTACGATGCAACGCCGTGGAGGTTGTCCACACGGAAGATGCGGTAGTAGACGTTCGAACGAGCCTTCAGAGCACCAATACCTTGTGCGCTGCCTTCCGCGAAGGGGTTCGCAACCATGCCGTAGCGGGTCTTGAACGCCATCTTGGGCTGGAAGGTGTCCTGATCAACTGCACGCATCATCTGTAGCGGGACATAGGGGCAGTAGAACAGACCCGCGTCATACGGGCTGGTTCCCTTATATCCAACGCAGACGAAGTTGGGAGCGGTGTTGCTGGAACTGGTATCAACATACGGATCAATGTAGACCTTGATCTTACCGTTGATGGTACCAGCAAAGGTGTTGCCGGTGTCATCAACATCAAGGCTGACATTCAGCGCGGGGCTGATGTTCAGGAAGCCACCCATTGCGAGGGCTGAAGCAACATCTGCCGAGCAGATGATGAAGTTGCCCTTGCCACGGCGGGTGTCCTTGGCGATCTGGTTGCACTCGCGCTCAATCTGGAACATTAGACCACGGAACTTTTCCGCGCTCCAACGACCATCCGAGTCCTGAATGAGATCGTAGACACCACCGTAAGCCGATCCGCTGCTCAGACCACCAGCAACCGTCTTGAAGTACAGGTCGGTCTGCTGTGCGCCGAGTTTCGCTGTACGATAGACATTACGGACAACCTCGCGGTTGATCTCGGCAAGGATTTCCGTGCTGAGAATGTTGGCAAGTTCTGTCTCGGCATCAAGACCGTGAACAGCCTTGAGGTCTTGAGCCAGTTCAATGCTGTACGAGGCAGCAAGCATACGGGTTGCAGCCTGCACACCAACGCGCTCAATGCTGAACGCCATCTCGTTCGGAGCAACGCCTTCAGCAAAGTTTGTGCGAAGAGCCGAACCAGTGGTGAGTCCGCTGCCTGTGATGGGGTTGGTCGAAGTACCAGAGTAGCCGAAGAACGGATCAACGCCAGTTCCTGGACCAAAGTTGGCAATCGTTCCCGTTGCACCGCCACCAGCCGTACCACCAGAGAAACCGCTTTGAGTAACAGGATCCGAGCCTGAGAAGTTAGCGGCTGGTTCGTTGTAGAACGCCTCGGTTCCGCTCTGGTTAACGTACTTGCTACGCATTGCGAAGATCAGACCTGTCGGAGCCGACATAGCCTGAACGCCGCAGATGTCGTAAGCCATGAGGTTAGGCATCGCACGGCGAACCAATTGAATGAGAATGGGGTCGTACCCACGAAGGTTAGCATTCTCTCCACCCGAAGCCAAGGGAGACATACCTGCTCCAAGACTGTTAGTGGGTGTTCCTGCCTCAACAATCATTTGCTCGCGGATAGACTTTTCCTGATTCTCAAGGAGGGTTGCAATCGTGGCACGCTTGTGAGCGTCCGTGATTGGAGCCATGTCCTTGTGGTCTAGAACAGGCTTCCACTTGCGGAGTGCCTGCTCGGTTAGAAACTTGTTTTCCATCTTCCTACTCCTTATTTGTGAACGGTCGGTGACCGAAAGAAACTGTGTTGAAGATTACTCTTCTCTTTTGCTCATTGAGCGCACATACGCTTCAACAAGCGGGGAAGCCTCGGTTGCATCTTCGTAGGACTCCTCAAGGGACTCCTCTTCAGTGCTACTATCGGCACTAGTGCCGATGGTTTCAATGTTCTCTCGGAGAACACTCAACTTTTCGGCAAATTGGTCTACGGTGTCAAACTCTAGGTCTTCGGCAAGACGACGAAGTTTTTCAATGTCAGTGTCAGCCAAGCCTTCTGATAGTTCACGGAACACGATCTCGCACTTCAACTGCTCAACCTCTTCGGAGAGTTCAATGTTCTTGTCAACCTGCTCCTGAAGTTCGCCGTCAAGGGCTTCCGCCTGCTCAACGGTGGACTCAAAGAGGTCAAGTTTCTCCTCGGGAACCTCAATGTACGACTCGGCAAAGAGTCCACGGAGGTTAGAGATGAAGTTTTCGGTGATCTCGGTGCGGAGTCCCTGCTCAACGGCAAGGCGGTTCTCCTGCATCCACTCCTCAACCACATAGTTGAGGTAATCGTCAATGCGCTCAACGAGTTCTTCGGTAACAGCAACAGTGTGCTGCTCAAGCAGATCCTCGTACTTCGCCTGAACCTCTTCCTCAATCTGACGAGCGCGCTCGTTCAGGTGAGCCTCAAAGAGGGTAGCAGCCGAAGTCTTGAACTCTTCCGAAAGTTCCTGACCGCTGAGAAGAACAGCAATGTCCTCCTTCACGGTGGGCTTCACTTCGGGAATCTTGGTTTCAGCCTTGGCACCCGATGGCTTCGCCTTGATCGTTCCCGCGTTCTTGCCGCTGGCATCACCAGTTGGCTCTGCAATCTTGGCGGTCTTGCCGTTGGCAGTCTTGTACATCTTCTCGGAAGCGTAGTCAGAGGCGGCTTCTTCAACCTTCTCCTTCTTCTTGCCGAACTTGCCCTTGAGGAAGGCAGGCATCTTCTTCTTGCCCTTGGAGTCCTCTTCCTCCTCCTCTTCTTCCTCTTCTTCCTCTTCGTCCTCGTCTTCTTCCTCAGACTCTTCGTCCTTGGCTTCTTCGAGTTCTTCTTCCTCTACGAATTCTTCGCCGTCAGCGTCTTCGTAGACCTCTTCCTCCTCAGCGATGGCTTCCTCATCGGAGGTGTCTTCGCCCTCGGGGATATCCTGTTCCTCGGCGTTCTCCGCGAGGAAGCCTTCGCCCAGGATTACCTTCTTGATGACATCTTCGATCTTTTCGTTAGCCATGACTGTGAGTCTCCTTCTAGGAAATATGTAGAACCGTCAGAGTTTTGAAATGAAGTCCTTGAACAATTTCATTGCCTGCTCTTCCAAATTTTTGGAAGAAGTCTTCTCAATGATACGCTTGTAATTTTCCACTTCCACGGGCTTCAGAACGCCACCGTCCCAAATCCATTCCCGTCCTTCCATGATGCCGTTGACAAATGCGTTGGGGGCGGACGGATCAGCGACCACATCCACCGCAGCGAGCATGAAGTCTTCCTGCACGACATTTACCCCGTCCTGCTCCTTCAGACTGCCCATGCCACGGGACGAAACGCCCAGTTTCACGCCCTCGTCAATGAGGTTGCGGACAATCTTGCCGTAGGGGGTGTCAAGAATCTTGGCTTTGCCGTACACATCGTTTCCCTCAAGGCGCAAGTCCTTGATGAGGTGGGAAACGCGCTCAAGGTTCACGGTCGGACCTTCAGGGTGACCGAGTTCGCCCATAGCGCGGTTCGTCTTCACATATTCGTTCTGATACCGACCGAGTTCCTTCTCCATCACAGCCATTGGATACACGCGACCGTTGCGATTCTTCGCTTCAGCCTGCATGAACACGCCTTCAATGAAGTAGTGCTTCTGACCGTCTTTGGTTTCGGTCAGAATGTTGATGTCCTGAACTGTTTCGGTAATGAGTTTCATCAGTCCTTACCCGCCTTCTTTACAACCTTGCCACCACGACCGTACAGTTTTTTAGAGTGGCGTTCCCCCATCCCCTTTAAGAATAGTTTCTCATGTTTTCTTCGTAGACTAGGAGTACTATCTTTTGACAATTGCTTTTCTGTTTTGCGAAGTTGTCCTGACCATTGCTTCTCTCTAGCAGCAGTCTGTGCCATCTCATCCAGTTCGGCTTCTTCCTTCATTGCACCAGCAGGAACGCCCTTGCCGAGTTTAGCCTTGTAGCCAGCCTTCTTCACGGTATCCCGAGCAGCCTTCATCTTGTCCTTGCTTGCACCTGCGGGAACGCCAGTGTCGGGAGCGGTCTTGGCTTCATTGAACACGGCGTTAGCCACAGCAAAACGAGCCTCGTCAAGAGCCAGTGATGCCTTGGCGTACAGCGACTTGAAGACCAGTTCCTTGGCTTCGGCAAAACTCTTGTTGACGAGTGCCTTTGCAATCTTTTTGTGGGTATCCATGTGTTCTCCTTTTACAGACACGATTATTTAGTTTTCATCTGCGTTTGACTGGGATTGTTCTTCGGATTCCACCGCAACTCCCTGTAGCAACGAATTTGAAATATGCTGTTTTTCTGCTTCAATTCGTTGAGCAACCTTATCCATGAGGGCGGCGGTTACGGCTGACTTGAATTCTTCATATGACTGTAGCATGATATACCTCTCAATCGTTCAGGTCTTCCTCGTCCGCAGGGACGATTTCACCAATTGTTACTCGTGGCTGTTCACCACCCCCACTGCTGGCGGGAGCAGGAGCAGGCTGTGGCTCGCCTGGCATGGGTTGACCCATGCCCATGTCCTGACCAGGCGGCATAAGGATGCCAGCCTTTTCCTCGGCAGCAATCTGCTTGTCAATCTGCTCTACATCGTCCTCGGTCTGACGCAGAATCTTCTTGCGTACCCACTCACGGGAGTAGTACTTGCCAACAAAATCTTCGGAATCCCGAGCGGTCTGCAAACGATCCTTGAGAATTTCGCTTTCCTTGAGTTCAGTGAAGTGGGAGTCTTTTGCAAACTGAAACGCAAGTTGGGACACCATTTCATCCCAGTCGCTCTCCTTGATTATGCCCTTCAGCGTCAACTGAACACGCAGCAGTTCAAGGAACAGTTCAGAGAACTTCATGCGTAGCCGTTCAATAAACTTGAAGAACTTTACTTCATCGCGTGAAATTTCCGAAGCCTTACCGAGATTGAACCCCGTGGTTTCCTCAAGCCGCGAAGACGGAACATTAAGCGACTGAAACAGTTTCTTCTGAAAATACTTCACATCATCCATCTCGGACAGGTTCTGTCCTGCCTCAAGCGTCTGAATCTCCGTGCCGCGACCGCCTTCGCGCCGTGGCATCCAGAAGTCTTCAAGCATGGACAGGTGCTTGCGCGAATCCTGCACTTCACCCGTGTTTGGATCGTACATCAACTTGTTGCGATACCTCTGCATCAAGCCGCGCACATATTCCTCTGCCTTCTGCTTCGGTAGGTTTCCCACATCCACATAGAACACGCGCCGCTCGGGGGCGCGGGTGATGCGATAGATCACCACCGCGTCCTCAATCATGCGGAGTTGGTTTAATGCCTTGATAGCCTTGTGCAGATAGCCAATGATCTTTTTGTGGTAGCCGTCAAACAGTCCGCTGTGGACAAAGCATATGGCATCAGGCTGAATCTTCAACCCCTCCATAGACAGAGCAGTGGAGTTTGGCTCGCTCTCGTTGTACACATAGAACTCTTCAACAGAGGTGACAACCTTCACTCCCCGTGCTTCGTTTTTGTCCAGTGGCTTCTTATTGATTTTGCGAACCTTACGAATCTTCGTAGGATCAATGGGACGCAACTCCTTGATGCCCTTTTTCTTGTTGCCTTCATCAATAATGATGTGGTAATACAGGCGACTGTCAATGTACCACTTGCGAAAGATTTCGTAGCCACGCCGAGAGAAATTCAGCAGATTCAGCACCTCCTGAAACTCTGCTTCCACCTTGTCCTTGATGGTTTTTGGTTGTTCAAGGCTAGTAGTGTCTATCTTTACCGTTGACAGCGTTTCATTGTATACGATGGCTTCATTGCAGATATCCGCGATGGCTGATTCCACTTCAGGATGGAGAGCCATGTCGCGGTATTTGCGAATGAGTTCCATGTCTGACTTGATCGTGCCGTCAAAGTCAACGACTGCTCCGAAATACCCGCCAACCTCAATGGGTATTGAGCCGTCATCGTAATCAGGCGGCACAAAGGAAAGAGACTTCTTGGATTCCTCCGAAGAAGTCCCGTCCTTGCTAATGGTAAAGCCAAACAGTTTGATAGCCATAAATAAAGAATCCTGTCAAAATAGACTTTAGAAGCCCTGACCGAGATTGATTCCTGCGCCCTGCAACAAAGACTGTATATTTCCCTGTCCAGAACCTGTTGCAGGAACCGCCGCACCAGCAGCAGCCTCCCACCAAGAGTAGTTGATCGTAACCGTGAATTCAGCAATTTGATCGTTGTTCTCGTATGAAAGATCAATTGGACTGATTTCACTGGGGAAACAACCGACAAAGTTGTATGTACGAAGTGCGTCTCCCGTTCTCAGCAATTGGGTAACGGACCAAGTGGGCATGAATTGCATGAAGTTGTTTGGGGCAATATTGCTGACATGAGAATTGAATCTTGCACTCCAGAATTCAAAAGCAGAACGCAAACTCATGTTCGCGTCAGACATAACAGTAATTGACCAGTCTTGAAAAGTGCGATCACCAGGCAACTTGATGCGGCGACCACGATACGGAACTTCAATTACTCCAAGAGACGAGTTGGGAATCTGTGCTGCCTTGCACAAAAACGAAATGGCTCGGTTATTGTTGTATCCTGGAATATTTCCAGTCACCATGAACAAGTTGGTGCGAACACCACCACCGGCAAACGAGTTTACGAATCCCGAGATGTTGTTTGTTGGATCTACTGGCATGGATTACTCCTTGTTCCTATTTAGGCGATTAACCGCCCACTTCGCTGAAATTTACGCCGGTCTTCGTTGCCACGAAATTCAGCGAGATAAAGTTAACGCTTCTGGTGGGTTTGATGAATATATCTGCCACAAATTCGTTGCGGTCAATCACTTCACCAGTATTATTTGTTTCATCACACACTACCTTGAAGTCTGTGATGCCTCTTCTTTCCTGTATGGTCTTCAGGAAAGGCAC